GGCCCCCCCCCCCCGCCCCCCACCAAACCCGCCGCCCCCCCCCCGCCACACCACCGGCATCGTCGAAGGCGTCGACCCGGACTTCCCCACCGTCGTCACCTACACCGCGACACTCACCGCGCCCGCCACGAGCGGCGCCTACGAGGTGGTGTGGGACGACAGCTTCGGCAACATCGCGAGCGAGGACCTTGCCGTCACGTCCACGGCGCCAGCCACGGGGACGGAGTACGCCACCGTCTCCGGCCTGAAAGACGCCCTAAGCCTCACCGGGCAAACCTACGCAGACAACGACATCACGAACGCGATCAACGCCGCCAGCCGCGGCATCGACAGCGCGACCGGACGCCGCTTCTACCTCGAAGCAGAGTCGACCCGCTACTACACCCCCGACGGGTGGAGGCTCCTCGAGATCGACGACCTCGTCACGCTCACGTCGTTGAGCGTCGACCGTGGCGGCGCCGGCGTGTACGCGGAGACGTGGGCGGACGGAACAGACTTCGTGCTCGAGCCGTTCAACAATCCTGCGATCAACTATCCGTACACGCAGATCAGGGCCCGCCGGATCTCCGGCCGATACTTCCCTGTTTACGGTCAAAGCTACGGCGGCGAGTGGGCGGTCGAGAAGAGCGTCAAGGTGACCGGGGTGTTCGGCTGGCCGGCTGTCCCGGCTGACGTGATGGTCGCAACCGAGATCCTGGCGTCGAAACTCTTGAAGCGTGTCCGTGAGGCACCGTTCGGGATCGTCACCGTCGGGTTGGATGCGGGTGCGGCGATGCGGATCGCCCGCACCGACCCTGACGTCGCGAACCTGATCTCGCACTACACCCTCCACCGGCCGTTCGTCTAAACCGATGGCTGACCTCGCACTCATCCGCGCCGGTTTGGCGGCGAACCTGGGCGTCCTCGGAATCCAGAACACGTCGGCCTACATGCTCGCGAACCCGACACCTCCGAGCGTCCACGTCTTCCCCGCCGGCGTCGAATACGACCTTGCGATGGCGCGCGGGCTGGACCACTGGACACTGACCGTGCAGCTCTTCGTTGCGCTCTCGGCTGACATCGGCTCACAGGTCAACCTCGACCGTTACCTCGCATCCTCGGGTGCGCTCTCGGTCAAGGCCGCGATCGAATCAGACCCCACCCTCGGCGGCAGTTGCGCCGACGCAAGCGTCACCTCCTGCAGCGGCTACCGGCAGTTCGTCTCTGAAGGACGACCCCCGTATCTCGGCGTTGATTGGACCGTCGAGGTCTACGCAACCGGAACGTGAAAGGAGCACCACGATGGCTGTATTCGTACTGACGAATGCGTCGGTCAAGATCAACAACGTCGATCTGTCCGACCATGTGAGTGACGTCACGGTCGACATGTCGGCAGCCGACATCGACGTGACGCGCGATGGGCGCAGGCGGCCATCAGAGGATCCTCGGCATCCGTGACGACAAGTTCACGCTGTCGATGTTCTCCGACTTCGCCGCCGCGAAAGTCGACGCGACACTGCAGCCGCTCTTCGCGGGCGGGTCGCTGTTCCTCGTCCAGGTGTGGGCCAGCGGCTCCACGTCGTCGGCGACGAACCCGTGCTACTCGGGGACCGCAATCCTGACCTCCTACCAGCCGATCGCGGGCAAGGTCGGAGACGCATCCCTGACGAAGCTCGACATGCCGGTCAACGGGACGATCTCGAGGGCCACCAGCTAAATGCCCGTCGGCGAGATCCGGGTTCAGGGTCTGCGCGAGCTCCAGATCGCGTTCTCGGAAACCTCGGCGGAAATGAAGAAGGCGTTGCGAGCCGAACTCAGGGAGGTCGCGGAGCCTGTGCGGGTTGGGGCGGAGTCGCTCGCGATGAAGGAGATATCGCACCTCGGCCCAGGCTGGAGCCGTATGAGGATCGGCACGACGCTGAACACCGTGTATGTCGCGCCGAAATCCCACCGGCAGGGCGGCTCACCCCGGCCGAACCTCGCGGGGCTGCTGATGGACAAGGCGATGCAGCCCGCCCTCGAGGAAGCCGAGCCGGAGATCCTGGCCGGCCTCACGTTGATGCTCGACCGGGTCAGCGTCGGGCACGGGTTCTAACCGATGAGAGGAGCACGATGAGCGATGACCCGAGGCCCGCAGAACGGGTCTATGTGACCGTGAACGAGACCAGGTACGAACTGGTTCAGACGTCGAAGCTGACGTTCCCGGAGACGAAAGAAGCGAAAAGGATCTCCGGGATGCCGCTCGTGGACATGGAGGTCGCGCTCGGGAAAGCAGACCCGGACGCATGGTTCGCATGGATGTATGTCAGCATCCGCCGCACCCAGCCGACCTTGACGGAACGCCAGCTCGAACAGGCGATCGGTGACACACCGATCGTCGCGATCATCGAGTCCGTCGAGAAGGAAGCACCCGAGGTTGCTGCCGCGGACCCCCCGGCACACGCGTCGGCGAGCGACGCATCCGTGCAGCAGAACGGCAAAGGCTCTGGCGAGAAGATCCCGGAGCCTTCGACCCTCGAGACTGCTGGACCGCTGACCTAGCCGACCCGAACCTGCTCGGCATCCACCCGTACCAGCTCAACGATTACACGCCGGCCGAACTGACCGCACTGCTCGCGTATGCGCAAGCGAAACGGGACGCGCTGAACCAGGGCTAGACGTCAGTGGTGTGTCGGTGCATCTCGTCGAGGATTCTCTTTTCGCTCTTCTTTTGCCCATGTCGCACTGAGCGCCAGATGCCGAGCGGGAAGAACACGATCCACAACATGATGCGGCCTAGCCTGAACATCACGGCTCCTTCGGTAGGCGTCTGTTGTACCGGCAAACCTGCCCTGCCGCTTGAGAGGAGCGCCTGTGGCCCGCCAGCTAAAAGTTGACATCATCGGGGATGCATCGTCCCTGGAGAATGCGCTGGGGCGTGCAGGCAAGGCGTCAAGTGGGTTCGCCAGCAAACTCGGCACGATTGCGAAGGCTGGCGCGGCCGCCGCGATAGTCGCGGCCACGGTCGTGCTCGAACAAAGCATCAAGGCTGCGATGGCAGCCGAGACGTCTCAGTCCCGGCTGGATCAGGCGTTCAAGAACGCCGGGCTGTCAGCGAAAGCGTCGGCCGGGCAGATCGACGCGGCCGAAGCAGCAAGCCGCAAGCTGGGGTTCACCGACACCGACGTCCGTACCGCGCTCGGCTCGCTGATCACCGCGACCGGCGATGTCGGCAAGTCGATGAAGGATCTGGCGGTCGCGCAGGACCTCGCGCGCTTCAAGGGTGTCGCGCTCGGTGACGCGACGAAGATGATGACGATGGCGATGACGGGGTCGCAGCGTGCGGCGAAGCAGCTCGGCATCACGGTTATCCCGCTGACGACGCATCTCGACGCGTTGAAGCGCACACATCTTGATCTGACGACCGCTGCGGGAAAGGCCACGGAGGCGCACGCGAAGCTGCTCGACAAGATGGCGACCGGCCAGGCTGTTATCGACGCCGTGAACGAGAAGGTTCACGGGCAAGGGCAGGCGTTCGCGGACACCGCCGCCGGTGGGATGGCGCAGTTCCACGCCCAGGTCGAACACCTCGAGGTGTCACTCGGGCAAGGGTTGCTGCCGGACCGTCGCGGCGGTTGCGGCGAAGCTCGCGGACTTCGTTAGTTTCTTGCAGACGTCGAAGGGCGTCCATGACGCGGTGCGCGGCTCCGTCGATGCACTGAAGAGTGCATGGGCGGCGTTGCAGCCGATCGTCGAGGCGGTCGGTGCGGCGATCCAGAAGCATTGGCCGCAGGTCGAAGCCGCCGCGAAGAAGGTCGTCGACTACTACAACACGACGATCCGGCCCGCGTTCGAGAACGTCGCCGCCGTGCTCGAGGCGGTCTGGGCCAGGTTCGGCGGGGCTATCACGAAGATCACCACCACGTTCCTCGGCTCCGTCCTCACGATCGTGCGCGCCGTGATGATCGTCGTGAAGGACGCCGTCGATTTCGTGTTGCAGATCATCCAAGGCCACTGGGGGAAAGCCTGGCATGACCTCGTCGACATCGTCTCGACGGTGCTGCACGCCGCGGTCACGGTTGTGCGCGGATTCGTCACGGTGTTCGTGACGGCTGCGACGGCGGTCGGCAAGGCGGTCGTCCACGGCATCGTGTCCGGACTCTCCGCGCTGCTCGGCAAGGTCGAGCAGGTGCTCCAGAATCTCGGCAAGGCGATCATCAGCATCGCCGGTGAGGCGTACGGGTGGGCGCTCGGGATCGGGAAGGCTCTGGTCAGAGGTGTCCTCGCCGGCATCACGAGTCTCCCGGGTGAGCTCGCGGGGAAACTCCACGGCTACATTTCGTCCGCGATTCACTTCGCAGGGAATCTCCTGAAGGGATCCGGCGAGTTCATGTTCACGATCCACGCGGTCGGGATGCCGCTCGCGGCCGGTGTCGTCCAAGGGTTCGAGCAGGGCATGAAGGATGGCCTCCCGCGGATCCGCGCATCTCTCCAGGGTGTCGTCGATGTGATTGCCGCGGACGCCTACCGGGGTGTCGGCCTCGCGATCAGCCGGGAGCAGGAGATGATCACGACGTTGAGTCAGTCGGCGAAGGCGCCTAGCCAGCGTTCGCTGGCGTTGGCGTCGGGGATCGGTGTGTCCGGGTCGGGCGGACAGTTGTCGCAGTCGTGGCTTGACTCGGCGGTGCAGGCGTCGTTGGCGGCGAACCCGAACGCGTCCACCGGCGGCGTCGGCCCGGGCCTCGACTGGTCGGGCCTGTCGTTCGCGTCGGGTGGTGTGGTGCCGGGCAGCGGGCCAAGGTTGGCGGTCGTGCATGGCGGTGAGCGGGTGATCCCCGCAGGTCGCGGCGGCGGTGGCGTCGTTAACAACTTCAGCTTCCCGAACTATGTCGGGTCGAAGCAGGAACTCGAGCAGATCATCGTGAAGGCGCTGGCAGCGGCGAACCGTCGCGGCAGCGTATCGGTGGCGATCGCGTGAGCTTCCACGTCATCTTCGGCGGGCGTGGTTAACCGATGATGAACCTCTGCACGAACCCGTCGTTCGAGGTTGACCTTGCCGGCTGGGTGGCCGACGGCACCGCCTCTCTTTTCCGTGCGGTAGACCCGACCAGCAAGTTCGGGTCCGCGTATTGCTCCGTCGGGACGACAGCAGTGGTAGACCACATCGCGGAGTACGGCCCGGTCGCTGCTGTGAATGGAAGCACGTACACCGCGTCCGCGTGGGTGCGCGGCGACGCAGGGAAGATCGTCAACCTCAGACTCAACGACGGCATCGGGGTGACCGCCGGTGCCAACGTGACGCTCTCGGCGACCGTTTGGCAGCGGATCATCGTCACCATGGTCTGTGGGAGCACAACGATGCTCATTCGTCTATTCGACGCCAACGGCATAGGCGGGTCGGTCGCCCTTGACGGCGTACAACTGGAACTCGGTTCCGTCGCGACCGCCTACTGCGACGGCGACCAGCCCGGCTGCTACTGGACCGGCACCCCGCACGCATCCACGTCGATCTACAGCTTCCACGTCATCGACGGCGGCCACGGCATCCTGCCCTACCTCTCTGTTGAGATCGACGTGACGAACGTGCCGACGAATCCATCGCGGGTCTGGACGGACGTCACTCCGCAGATCAGGCAGCTCACCTACACGCGGTCCGGCCGTAACGACGAGCTGCAGCGCACCGCACCTGGCACGCTGTCCGGGCTCGCCGACAACCGCGGCGACGTTCTTACTGCGCTCGGGATTAAGAAGGCGCAGTGGATCCGGGTGCGTGGCCTATGGGCGGGTGTCACGTATCCGCGCTGGCAGGGGATCATCGAGACGATCCCGAAGCAGTGGCCCAGCGCCGGGCATGACGCGACCGTTGAGATCCACGCCGCCGACGTGTTGAAGGTGCTCCGGATGTACGACCTCGCGGATGAGACGTTCGGGGCGCAACGCAACGACCAACGCGTGGCTGCACTCGCCGCTCTCGCCGGAGTGACGACGTCAAGCATCGACACCGACACCGATGCCGCGGACGCGATCGCTACGCCGATTGTTCAGGGATCGGATGCGCTCGCGATGCTGATCTCGATCGAGGAGTCCGAGAACGGACTCGCGATCGCGGAACCTGACGGGACACTCAGTTTCCAAGGGCGGCATTGGCGGCTGCTGAACAGCGGCACCCCGATCGCCACCCTGGGGGAAGGAGCGACCGACATCCCCTACCGGGATTCTGTGTCGCTCGAGGACGACGACCAGCGGATCGCAAACATCGTTTCGGTTACGCCTGCGGGAGGGTCCGCTGTGGTGGTTTCTGATGCCGCGTCCAAGGCGCTCTACTGGGACCGACGCCTCAACCGGGACCTCCTCACCTCGGACACGGGGATCGCGGGCGATGCTGCGAACTATCTGCTCGGACGGTACAAGGATCCGTCGCCGCGTATCCCGTCGATCGAGCCGATCATGGCGTCGAGGACGAGCGCGTGGCCCGCGATGTTGGCCGCTGGGAACAGCAACCGGGTCACCTGGACGCGTGCCGCCACCACACCGCTGTCCGAGGACGCCTATATCGAGCAGATCGCGGAGACGGTCATCCCTGGGACGGACTGGCAGATGACGCTGCAATTGTCACCCGCAATCGACGAGGCGGGCTGGGTCGCGGGTGTCTCGCTGGCGGGCATCGACACCGTGGCGGTCTACTAGCTATGGAGGCGTTGAGATGACGACGATCGTGACCGGGCACCTCTGCACCGCCGCCGAGATCAACCAGTGGTGTCCAGCCGGTGCGTGCATTGACTACGCCGGGTCGGCTGCCCCCTCGGGTTGGCTGCTCTGCGACGGGGCTTCCTATCTGCGCACCGACTATGCAGCCTTGTTCACGGCGATCGGGACGACGTACGGGTCGGCTGACGGCACACACTTCAACGTCCCTGATGCGCGAGGGCGCGTCCCTGTCGGATACGCAGCGAGTGGCGGCCACACGGATGTCGCGACGCTCGGCAACAACGACGGGGTGGCTGCGGCGAACCGGCGGCCGAAGCACAACTCGACGGTCGTTCAGCCGACAATCTCCGCGCCGACGATCACGATCACCCCCTCCCCCGCAGTGAATGCAAAGGTCGGATCTGTCATCGACGGATCGGGCACCTTCGCGGGCGCTGCCGGGGTAGGGCTCGAGAGCTTCAATGAAACGGCGGCTGCGTCTGCGCCAGTGGCGTCTGGCGGCACCGTCGGCCCTGGCGGCACAGCTCCGGTCGACACGCCCGCCTACATCGTGCTGAACAAGATCATCCGGGCCATGGACGTGTAGTAGGCCCAGGTTCGTCGGGGGTGTGAAACGCCTCCGGCCTGGGGCCGGGCTTGCCTGGCCCTGTCACGTCTGGCCGCCGGTGCGGGAATGGGGGTGCTAGCGGCCAGACGTCCCCTTTCAGTCATCGCCTAACCCGAGGAGCACACGTTGTCGAAGACACCGCCAGGTGGGCGTAAGCCTGCCATCCGTTACTACACCCGCAAGCGTGCGGTGCCGTTGAAGCCCGGCCAGACGGTCGGGTACGTGAAGGGGAAGGGCTATTGGGCGAAGCCCGCACCGGCGAAGAAGAAGGCGGTCGCGAAGAAGCCGAAGCCGGTTGCCGTCCCGCACGGTGAGGCGAAGAACGAGGCGCCGTTCGTGCAGCAGCACAAGCCGCCGCCGAAGCCGATCGTCCCGGCCCGGAAACCGGTCATCAGGGTGATCATCTCGCACCTGAACCCGCGGCCGTCCGTGCGCGCCCGGATCGTCAAGTTCGCCTACTGGGGTGCCGCGCATGAGCCGCAGATCCACTACCGCGAGTCACGGCCGATCCCGCAGGTGAAGCCCGGTCAGCTCGAGGCGCTGCCGTTCACGACGGATTGCAGCGGCTTCGTGACGATGGCCTACCAGTACGCCGGGGCGCCTGATCCGAACGGCAACGGCTACGACAACGGCCGCACGAAGGCGACGTTCACCGGGTCGCTGCTCAAGCACGGCACCCGTGTCCCTCTCGCGCAGGTGAAGCCGGGTGACGTCGTTGTGTACGGGCCCGGAACGGGCTGGCACACCGCGCTGGTTGTGAAGGGCGGCAGTGATCCGTTGACGGTCAGTCACGGGCAGGAGGGCGGCCCGCAGTATTGCCGGGTGTCGCAGGACGGACGTCAGCCGCAAACCTACCTGCGGTTCCCGACAGGTGTGGCGTAGATGGACACCGCCACAGGGATCCCGCCCGGCTGGACGTGCGACACGTATGCGATCCACTCCGACGCTCTCCGCCAGGCCGACAAGGCGGTCCAGGAGGAGCGAGATCGGCGCTACGCGGAGGTGGCGCTCGAACGCGAGAAGGCCCTGAAGATCAAGGAGACGGCCGACCTCGCCGCGCTCGGATTGGCCCGCGAGATCCAGGATTACAAGGACGACAAGGCGTACCAGCAGACCGAGCGGACGAACATGGAGCGCGGCCAGTACGCGACCCAGGCCGACCTCGCTGCGGCCATCGGGAAGATCGAAGCGGCGCTCGGGCCGGTTCTCGCGTTCGTCGCGGGGCAGAGAGGCCGCACGCAGGGAATCGGACTGTCCGCCAACGCGATAGTCGTCGCGATCGGCCTCATCATCTCCGCCTACCTCGCCGTGCGGCACGGGATCACGCTCGCGCCCGCCCACACGACGACCGTCACAACCCCCGCCCCGTAGAAGGAGCCGACCATGCTCGCCACCATCGCCGTATCCAGCGACCTGATCACCATCCTCGTGATCGCCGTGCTCATCCTCGCCGCCTTCTGGCTCATCCGCCACCTCTGATGCATCCGCCACCTCTGAGGCATCCCAACCCGGCCGCGAAACGGTACGAGGGCGGCCCACCGAAAAGGAGCACCATGACCAAGCTGTTCGCGAACCCGACCGTCCGTCTCGCAGGCCGTGCGCTCGTCGCCGCCCTGATCGTCGTCGGGACGCAGATCCACAACTCGAACGGCGGCCAGATCGCATGGCAGGCCGTCGCTGTCGGCGCGGGGCTCGCGTTCTGTGAGGTGTTCACGCCGTTGAACGCGGTCGTCGGCATCTTCAAGAGCGGCAAGCCCGCGAAGAAGTAGTCCGTCCGGCAAGCCCCCGCGCGCCCCGCCTTTACCTGCCCCGTCCGTTCCCTCCTCCCCCGAGAGAGAAGCGGACGGGGCTTCTGTCGTTCCGGCGCTTGCGCTGTCAACTGAAGTATGCGAGGCTGGCGGGGCTGCGGCTCCAGCGACGAGGGGAGCGGAACGTGGAGTCGACTAGGGCGCCGGAAATCGTCATCGGGAATCGTCCTGCGGTGTCGATGGATGAGCTTCGGATTGCTCTCCATGCCCCTGGCCCTCTTCTAGAGCAGCCAGCCGTGCAAGAACTCCTCGCAGATCGTCGTCGCGCAGCTCGCGAAGAGCTGCCAGTTCGGCTTCGACTTTTGCAAGGCGGTCGCTCCGGCGTCCGCGTGCATCGTTGACGAGCGCGAGGAGCGGTTCGCCCAGTAGCACCGCCAGAATCGCAGCCCGCTCACGGCTCGGCAGTTCCGGCTTCTCCGACGACAGGTACTTGCCGAGCGAGCGGTACTCGTCCTCCTGCTGGTTGCCGGTTTTCTTCGCGAGCTCGTAGCTGAGTTTCCGTCGGCTCGAGCCCGCTGCCTTGATCGCCGCACGGAGAAGCGTCGGGTAGTCGACCTCACCTGCCACAGCTTCTCATAGTCGCCCCAGGGGCGACCGGGCGTAAGTGGGGCGTGGAGTGGTTGCCCCAGGGTTTTGTAAAATCGCCCCATGGGGCTTGCACTATCCGCCCCAGGGGCGTACGTTGTCATCCGTGGCCCCCGTCAAGTCCTCCCCCGTGTTCCGTGACTGGCTCTTCGGAGCCGTCACCACATCGGGTCTGAGTAAGCGGGAGATCGCCCGGCGGATGGCCGCGAAGCATCCGAGGGGCGTCAACCTCGACACGATCGAGACGGCCCGTCGCACGGTCAACAAGATTTTGGCGGGCGATTTGACGCCGACGCAGCCGACGCGCGACTGGATCGCTGACGCGCTCGAGCGTGACGACGGGCCGTCGGTCGCGTCCGAAGACGACGACGACGAGGAGTCCGATTTGTCATCGACCTTGCACGCTCTCGTTCGCGAGCAGGCGGAGATGAGCCGCAGGTTGACGCGGGCGTTGAAGGCGGTCGGCGCGTGACCGAGACGATTCGTATCCCTCTCGGCCCGTCCGGCAGTCCCGTCGCTTGGACGACCGTTGATCTCGTCGACTACGAGCGGCTGATCATCCACCGCTGGTACCTCTCGGGACGCGGATACGCCTTCCGCGCGGTCAGCGGCAAGTCGACTTTCATGCACCGCGAAGTGCTCGGCTTCCCCGACTCTGAGGACGTCGACCACATCAACCGCGACAAGCTCGACAACCGTCGGGCGAACCTCGAAGCCTGCACCCATGCGCACAACGTGCGCGTCGGCCGCGGCGCGACTGTTCTACCGAAGCGCGAGCGGATCCGGGAGCTTCGTCTCGATGGCTGGCAGAACCAGGCAATCGCGGACGAGCTCGGCATCACCGTCGCGAACGTCAGTAAGTACGCCAGCGATCTACCGAAGGCACCGGACAATCGGATCGTCTGGACGCGCGAGAGGCTGATCGGGGCCGTCCGTGATTTCCACGGCGCGCACGGGCGGGTTCCCTCGCAGGTGGAGTTCGATGGCAAGAACGGAATGCCGTGGTTCTCGGTCGTCTACCGTCGCTTCCCCGGCGGTGTGCTCGAGCTTCGTGAAGCTGCCGGCTTCGGCCGCGTTGATCTTCGGAGCGCCGTCGCATGAAGTGCACCTGCGGTGGCCGCAACCTCTGCATCTCCTGCTGTCTGGACGACTTCGCAGCCGACCCGCTCGCGCTGACGATGCTCGCCTACCCGCTCTCCGCCACCCTGGCCGGGCTCGCAGCTTCGGGGGCGGTGACTGCGCAGGACGGACGGCGATCCCTCAGCGCCGTCATCGCCCCGGACGCTTCGTTTTCGGACCTAGACCTCCTGGGCGGGGCGTCCGAATGATCCGCCTCGCGCTCGCGTGCATCGGTGGCCTCGTGGCGGTCGTGGCAGCGAACCAGGCGGCCGGCACGCAGGCTGCGCCGTGGGTCGCGGTCGCCGTCGTTCTCTGCGCCGCGGTTCTGCTGTTCACGGATTCGCGTGAGCAGCGGCGGCTCGACGTCTGGGAGCGTCGTGAGCGGCGGAGGGCTGCACGGTGACCGCGAAGCCACTTTCCTCTTACGTGGTCGTCGGACTCATCATTGCCATCGTCGCCGTCTCGGCTAGGCATGGCTTGTGGGTCTTGGTCGGCGCCGCCATCGCTGGAGTGCTCTTCACTGTCTACGACTCGGTTGTCGATAGGGGCCGTTCCTCGTGACCGTCACCCGCGCCCGCAACGGTGCCCGCCCCACATCTGTCCGCGGCTCGAACACGCGCGCCCGGCGGATGCGCGGAGCCGACCTCGCCACCTTCGACCTGCTGCCCGGCTGCCCATCGTGCGGCGACCTCGCCCACCGGACGGCCACCGTCTGCGGCTGCGGGCAACGGCTTTTCCCCCACGTAAGCAAGGCGACGAACCGCACCTCAATGAGTGGTGCGCGGCTCGTCGCCTCGACCGAAGGAGAATAGCTATGCCAGACCGCAACGAGCAGGAGCGCCTGCTCATCCACGACACCGTCGCGACGACGGTCGACACGATCGTCGCGGCGATCCAGGCCGAGATCGGGAAGGCCGAGGAAGCGCTCGACGAGAGCACACGTACGATCGCCGACCGTGCCCGGCGCGAGGGCTTCCTCGATGGCCTGAGCAAGGCCGCCGGCACCGCTGCGATCGCGTCGGTCGCTGCACGGGCGGCCGCGATGCACGGGCAGCGCCCAGAGCGGGCGGCCGTCTGATGGCCTATCGCACCTTCACGCCGAACGACGAAGCCAATCGCGACGCCTACATCACATCGCACGTCGAGAACGACTGTGAAGGCTGCGAGAGCGACGGAGACTTCTGGCGCCCCGACGAGGACTGTCCCGTGCACGGAGCGCATCCTGAACCCTGGTGGGCAGCACTGAACGAGCGGCTCGACGCGCGCTGGCCAGGCACGTGGAGCGACGCACCGCAGGCGGTGTCGGCATGAGCACTCAGAGCACCGAGATCGCACAGCGCACCCCGGCGCAGGAGCTTGTCTCGATCGTCCGCGGCGCCGACTTCATGGAGCAGATCAAGCTCGCGCTCCCCGAGAACGTGTCGGCGGCGAAGTTCAACCGGGTCGCCGTCACCGCGCTGATGGCGAACCCTGACCTTGCCGCGCCCGCGCTCCGCGAGACGGTCATCCGCTCGCTGATCCAGTGCGCGCAGATCGGCCTCCTGCCGGACGGCAAGGAGGCGGCGCTCGTCCCGTTCAAGGGCGTCGTGCAGCTGATCCCGATGGCGTACGGCTTCCGGCAGATCGCGGCCGAGTACGGCTGGCAGATCCGCTCGGCCGTCATCTACGAGAACGACGAGTTCGACTACGACCCCGTCGAGGCGACGCTCAAGCATCGCCCGCCACGGCCCGGTGTCAACCGCGGCGAGATCATCGGCGCATGGGCGAAGGCAGTCCACAGGGACGGCAGGCCGCCCGAGATCGAAGTGATGGACCCCGCGCAGATCGCCCGCGTCCGCGCAATCTCCCGCGCGACGAAGGGGCCGTGGTTCGACTTCGAGGACCGCATGACCGAGAAGAGCCCGGTCAGGCGGCTCTTCGCGAAGCTCGGCCTCGCCGAGTCCGACCGGCGCATCATCACGCTCCTCGAGATCCCGGACGAGCCCGGCGAAGCGGCCGCAACCTTCTACGGCACCGAGCGTGCCGAGACGCCGGCACTCCCTCCGGCGAGCACGGAGAGCCAGCAGGTCGACGGCGCGGCCACTCCCCCTGAGGCTGCGCCGTCGACTCCTGGCCCCGAGCCGGAGCCTGAGCCTGAGGTCGAGTACGCGAGCCATGAGCAGCGCGTCGCGATCTTCCAGCGCGCGAAGGCGTGCAGCGTTGACGAGGTCGCGCTGCGGGCGATCTTCGATGCACTGACGGGACAGGTCACGTCGGAGAAGATCCCGGCCGCTTCCGTGGACGAGATTCTCGCCGCCATCGGTGAGCCGCCGAGCGCGTTCGTGGCTCCTCCGGGCGCTACGGAGGCGTCGGCATGAACGTTCTCGAGAAGGCCACGCTCAGCGCGGAGATGCTCAGGCTGACGCGCGAGACGCGCGACAAGGTCGGGCTCGCACTGTTCGCGGCACCGGAGGATCAGTTGCCGCTCGTCCTCGACGCGCTCGAGACGGCGGTCGATGCGATGAGCGCGATGTCCGATCGGATGCTGGTCGACGTCGACGTCGACGCGCTCGAGCGCAGCGTGTGCGCATGAGCGCCGTCAAGTCGGCGACCCGTCACGCCTGCAACCGCTGCGGAAAGAATCAGCGCCGCGAAGACCTGATCTTCTCGGGACACAGCCGCTCCTATTACTGCCGCTCGTTCAGTGAGTGCGATCGCAGGGTTGCCCGTCAGGTGACCGGCGGTGCCGATCGGGCGCACGCTGCCCGTGAACAGACACTGGCCGATCGGCGGCTGAAGTGATGAGCGAAGTGCTCGAAGGTGAGGTCGTAGGCGAGCACACAACCGATATCGCGGAGCGGCACAGCGCCCCGCTGACTGTGACGCCGCAGGTTCAGGCCGGCGAGCTCGTGAAGCGGTTGGACGTGATCCGGGATGCGATGAACACCGCGATGAAGAAGGACGTCGACTACGGCGTCATCCCAGGCACGAACAAGCCCGCCCTGTTGAAGCCCGGCGCCGAGAAACTGTCCGTGCTGTTCCAGCTGGATGTGCAGATCACGAATGAGAAGGCGTGGGATGGCGACCATCTGACGGTCAACTCGCGCGCAACTGTTTTCCATGCGCCGACCGGGTCGAGGTTGGGGTTCGGTGAGGGGATGTGCTCGACGCGTGAAGCGAAGTATGCGTGGCGCGTCGCGAAACGCATCTGCCCTCAGTGCGGGGCGGCGGCGATCATCAAGGGCAAGCAGGAGTACGGCGGCGGCTGGCTGTGCTTCAAGAAGCAGGACGGATGCGGCGCAAAGTTTTCGGACGGCGACGACCAGATCGAGAAACAGACAACCGGGAAGGTGCCGAACCCCGACCTGCCGGATCTTTGGAACACGGTGCTGAAGATGTCGGAGAAGCGCGCCCGGGTTGGCGCGGTACTCGCCGTCACAGGCGCGTCCGCCTTGTTCACGCAAGACGTTGAACCCGACGACGTCTCAAGCTCGGCGAGGGAACCACAGGCGGCCACTGACCAGTCCGTCTCGCATGAAGCGGCTCCTGCCTCCTCTGAGGAGGCCCGCCGCGAGCCTGCTTCCCCCGCTCTGATCTCGGACTCGCAACGAAAAAGGCTGCGCGCGATCCAGCACCGCGTGAACTGCCCCGACGACGTACTCAAAGCGATGGTGCTGACGATCGCCGAGGTTTCGTCGTCGAAGGAGATCCCGGTCGCGAAGTACGACGAGTTGTGTGGCGCCGTCGAAGCCTACGTTGCGCCTCCTGAGCTTTGCGGGGAGTGCGGCGAGCCGGATGGGAAACACAGAATCGAATGCTCGCAGGACATTCCTTTCTGATGTGTGCGTGCGACTTTAACTTCGTCTGTGCACGGTGCCGTCAGCGTTGGCCGCTCGACCTGAATCCGTACTACGTCGACCAGAAAGAGGACGAGGAAGAACGGCGCGGCTCGGACATCAGCGGCCCGGACTTCAAGAAGGAGATGGTCGCGTGATCCCGGTTCCTGCGGATGAACCCGACACCCGCCGGGGTCGGCCAGTGAGCAACAGCACACCCCCTATTACCAACCGAAGGAGCACACCATGAACGACCACTACAGACAGGGCGACATCCTCCTGATCCCGATCGGCAAGATCCCGACGAACGCGGAGGCCGTCCGTCGCGAGCACGGCAAGCTGATCCTCGCCCACGGCGAAGTCACCGGCCACCACCACGCCTTCGCCGTCGACGTCCGAAACGTCGAGCTCGTCACGAAGGAAGGCGCCGAGCAGCTCTACCTGATGGTGCACGGCGTTTCGGCGCCGCTGACCCACCAGGAGCACGCCACGATCGACGTCGCCCCAGGCGTGTACGAAGTCCGCCGGCAGCGCGAATACAGCCCCGAAGCAATCCGCAACGTCGCCGACTAACGATGGGCGTCACGCGCATCGACCAGCTGTCCGACGTCGAACGGTCCCGCTTCAACGAGTGGGCCGACAAGTGGATCGACGTCGGCCTCAAGACGGGGCCGGCCGACCGCGATCGCTTCGAGGCCTCCGTGCGGGAGTGCTACCGCTTCGCCGGCATCGACTTCCCCGACGTCGTCGTCTGGGTCCCCTCACCGCTCGTGCTGGCGTTCGCTGCACCTGCTGCGGCGCTCGCCATCGAGCTGATCGAGGCAGAGCGCCGCGGGACACTGAAAGTGTCCCGCGGCGCGGTTCGCGACGCGGTTGACGGCGCGGTTGGCGGCGCGGTTGACGACGCGGTTCGCGACGCGGTTCGCGGCGCGGTTGGCGACGCGGTTGACGACGCGGTTGGCGACGCGGTTGGCGACGCGGTTCGCGGCGCGGTTGGCGACGCGGTTGACGACGCGGTTCGCGGCGCGGTTGACGACGCGGTTCGCGGCGCGGTTCGCGGCGCGGAGATTCGGAAGGCCACCTACGACGTCATCCGCCGCGGCTGGCCGCAGATCATGGGTGGGCAGCTGTGGGCCGGCGGTTGGTACTGGGGCGGCGCGTGGTCGTCGTTCTTCCGCGAGGTCTGCGAGCTCGAGCTCCAGGGTGACCTGTGGGATCGCGCGCGCGCCTACGAGGGCACGATGGAGTCCGCGTGCTGGTGGTGGCCGCACCGTCGCTTCGTGATGGTCTGCGAGCGGCCGACGGCGATCCATCGCGAGCTCGCGAACCCCGACGTCGAGCGCGGCTGGGGCTCTCACCGGCTGCACAGCGACGACGGGCCTGCGGTCGTGTGGCCCGACGGTTGGGGCGTCTACAGCGTGCACGGCGTCCGCGTGACCCGGCAGGTCGTCGAGGCGCCCGAGACGCTCACGGTCGAGCAGATCCTGGCCGAGGAGAACGCCGAGGTTCGCCGCGTGATGATGGACAGATTCGGGTTCGACAAGCTGCTCGAGCAGGCAGACGCGACGCTGGTCGACGCGGACGTCGATCAGTTCGGGCAGCCCAGGGAGCTGTGGCGCCTCGACCTTGCTGACGACGAGCCTCTCGTGATGGTCAGGGTCGTGAACTCGACGGCCGAGCCTGACGGCCACTTCAAGAGCTACACGCTTAGGGTGCCGCCCGACACCTCGTCGTGTGCGGCAGCGGTTGCGTGGAGTTTCGGGATGAGCGCTGAGGAGTACGCGCCGGCGGTGGAGACGTAATGCCGCCCACACTGGTTGTCGCAGCCGTCGTCGCCGCAGTAGGGCTCGCGGTCGGTGTTGGCCTCGTCGCCTAACGGGATGGCTGTCTGCGGCGAGTGCGCCGAGGAGGCGTCCGGTGGCTGAGCGTCCTGACGTGGAAGCGATCCGTCGGGACGACGAGGCCGTGTACCTCTCGCTGCTAGAGGCCGACCATGCGGCGTCAGTCGCGCATGACTTCATCTTCGGCTTGAAGGGCGTAACGCAGGAGCAAGCGAGCGAGGCTATCTGGACGATTCACAACGCTCTGCGTCCGCTAATTGTCCTCGACGGAGACGACGTAGCCGGGAATCTTGAAGGACGGCTGGCGAATGAAGATGACGCAGCACTTCGCAACTACCTCGCGAAGCCGAAGGGAATCGACGAATGACTGAGCCGGTGGACGTTCAAGCGATCCGCGAACGAGCCGAGCGAGTCCGCCCTCTGGACGATGACTACTTCGCCGAACGGCAGCTGGCCCGTGACGTGCTGGCGCTTCTTGCTGACCGCGCAGCACTCGAACGGGAAATCGCCCTCGCGAAAGAGGAAATCCGTATCCGTGAGGAGTCACAGATCCCCGTCATCCCGCGCGGGGCACAAGCGAAGATCGACCGGCTTGAGGCTGACCGCGCAGCACTACTCGAAGCGGCGAAGGCAGCGAAGTCGCAAGCAGCCGCGCCCGACTACGACGAAGAGGCGATTCGCGCTTCGTTGTGGGCGCTCGTTGACTTGACGATTGCGCGTCCCTCGTCAGAGGACACAGCCGGATGAGCCTATGGTTCGCCTACCTCGCTGGCCTCGGAACGATTCCGCTGATCGTCGCGGTGGCGTTCGCATGGATGTCATGGAACGAGATGCGGAGTCTCGAAGCAGAGACTCGGCACGACCGCGACGACGACCGGAGTCTGGCCGCATGAGCACGCTCTGGTGGATCGTCGTCCTCTGGCTCTCCTGCACGGTCGCGTTCCTCGCCGGCTGGACGATCCACGCCGAGCTGACGTTCCGCATGGAGATGCTCGAGGCCGCGGACAGACGGCGGTGGGGCCATGAGCGCACCTCAGAGACGATCGACTTCACCCGGCCCAGGATGGGCGAACCATGCACCTGTAGCAAGGGCCGGTATCAGCCGGACTGCGCGAGACACGGGACAGCGGGATGATCGACCGTCACATGAAGACGGAGCCGCTCGCGGAGCTGCTCGGCATCTCGGCGGACACGCTGCGCCGCGCTGCGCAGCGTGGCGAGTTGCGGCCGGTCAGGTTGGGCCGTGATCTGCTCTGGCCGGAGCCGGAGGTGCAGAGGTGGCTCGACGAGCAGCGGCAGCCTGAGAGCGTCGGCGCGAAGACGCGGGCCGCATGAGCGCCCGCGATTCGCTGTTTACGGGCCTACGTCTGCGGCTTGGCGTGTGGCTCTTGAAGCCTCATTGGCTGCCGCTCTTGGAGCACTACTCCCGGATGCAGCTAACCGACTTCAACCCGCACGGCGCAAAGGAGCGCGAACACTGCACGTACATCACCATCGGCATTAAGCGAGCCATCGACGTTAGGACGAGGCACTGAATTGAACCGTGCAGAGCGACAGCGCTGTCCCTTCTGTGGCGAAACGCCCCTCGGCAGCATTGAGGAGCGGAACATGTGGTGGCTACGCCACCGACCGGAAACGGCTTGCTCGAGAACCCGGCCGCGCATTGTGTTCCTTCCTTGGTCTGCGCCGGACGGACAGATGCAGACGTTCCCTGATGACGCGCCCACTGATGAAGAGGGGATTGTGATCGAGGACGGGTGGGTCAAGATCGTGCGGTGGGATCAAATCGGCGGAGCATGGCCGCTTCGTTCCTATCCCGCTCACGTCGTCTCGTCGGTGTTCCATGAGTGACGGGCGCACTATCTCCACGCCCATGAGCGCCCATCAGCGCCTCCGGTGGTTCCGTCGTGGCTGGCGGCTACAACAGACGGTTGAGGACGCTCGTCCGTACTACGAGGTGAGCATCATCTTCCAGGCCGCCGACATGGACGAGGCCGACCGCCTCTTTGACGCGATGTGCGAAGCGACGGGCTGCAACGACGCGACCTGCGGAGCGGATAAGCCGTGCCCGCACTTCCGCGTGGGTGGCCTGCATCGGGTGGATGAGGATGACTGACGGACGCACGGGAATCACGCTTCGGGGTCGCTCGTGAGTGTCCGCAAGCACGGGAACGGCTGGCAGGTGCGGGTGCCGGGGATGACGGCCGTCACGGTGCCGCGGAAACGCGACGCTGACCGTCTCGAGATCGACATGAAGACCCGGAAGGCGCTCGGACATCTGCACATGGCCGACCCTGTCGGCTTCGGCGTCGTACTCGACGAGCTGCTCGAGCGGAAGCGCACGGTCGGCGGGAAGCGCGGGAAGCTGCGGCCCCGGTCGATCGAGTGGTATGAGGCGTCGACGGCACCGTGGGCACCGTTGCGTGACGTGCTCGTGCCGTCTCTGCGCCGCAAGCAGGTTGAGGATCACATCGTCAAGCGCGCCGCGACGGCCCCGGTGGCTGCCCGCAACGAGTTGCAGGTCGCGAAGCAGGCGCTGAAGGTAGCCGAGTCGCGCGGCCAGATGGTCGACAAGGCGATCTTCGACATCGACCCGGTATCGCATGAGACGGCGGAGGGTCAGGCGCTCACCGTCGACGAGCTCAACGCCCTGGCGGCGTGGCATCCGGAACGGGTGAAGCGGATGATCTTGTTCGTCGGCACTGTCGGGCTTCGCTTCACCGAGGCCGTGAACATGAGGGCTTCGTGGGTCGACCTCGACGGCGGCACTGTTCTGATCCCGAGGGACTTCAACAAGTCGCGCCGGCAGAAGCGCATCCCGCTCGCCGCGTCCGAGGTGGCGTTGCTCAGGGAGCAGTTCGCGCTCGTGCCCGGCCCGGTGGTGTTCCCGACGGTCAAGGGTGCCGTCTACACGAAGTCGGGGTTCCGGTCGGTCTGGGTGCCCGCACGGATCGCGGCAGGGCTGCCGTCGTTCAAGTTCCACTGGCTGCGGCACACGGCGATCTCTCTGATGGCGCAGGCGGGGATGGCGCCCGAGGTGATCGCGGAGCGGGTCGGTCACTCTGACGGGGGTGCTCTGATCTATCGCCGCTACCGGCATCTTTTCCCGTCCGAGTTGGCGAAGGCTGTGTCCCTCGTCGATGGCCTGTTGTCGGCTGCTAGCGACGCGGCTGATGGACACAGGAAGGACAAAGACGATGCCCGTTCTTAGGTTCCCTAGCGTCCATGCGGGTTTGAGAGCATGGGCGCACCTGGGATCGAACCAGGCGCACCGCCAAAACGCAGGTGGTAGCTCTCAGGCACTTTCACGGCGGATTGCAGGACAAACACCGCAAGCGCACACTGGTAACCGTGCAGTCTCGACGGCACCTGCGGACTGCTCCGATGGACACCAGAAGGACAAGAGCCGCAGCCTGACCCCGAGGCGTTGCCAGTGACGGCGACGCACCGGAGCGCGCTGACGGAGCGGGGCGGTAAGCAGAACGCACCCGCAAGGGGACGCGAGGCCGCCGATTGCGGCTGTGAAGCCTATGCGCCCCGCTCCGTGAACGCGCTCGACCTGAACGCCGCGAGCTCGACGACTCGCGAGGACATGTCCCCGAGTAGGAGATCACAGAATCCGTGTCGCGACTTTCATCGCGGTGGCGCTCGTGTGCGCCACCCTCACACAGACAGCACGCAGCGCACCTATCAACCGTCCGACTCGCTCGTTCGTCGAGGGCGCGTTGTGCGTCCACTCCGGCAGCCACTACACAGCGCACCGTCAGCGCGGCCAGCGGCCCGAGTACGTGCTCTGGGGGGGCGGCTACTGGCGCACCTGGAAAACCTACGGGAACGGCGAGGGCGCGTGGGACGCAGCGAACCCGCCCTACGGAGGGGGTCTCCAGATGGACTACTCCTTCCAGGCGCACTACGGCGCCGAGTTCCTCGCACGCTACGGGCCCGCCGGCCGCTGGCCTGTCGCGGTGCAGATCCTCGTCGCCTATCGCGGCTGGCTCCGGCAGGGCTGGGGTGCGTGGCCGAACACGTCGCGGGCGTGTGGGTTGAGGTAGCGGCGTGAAGTCCGTGAAGCCTGACGGGAAGGTGGTCTGTGCGACGTGCAAGCGCCGAGTGCAGCCTGCCGAGTTGCAGAAGGGCCGGAAGGTCTGCGCCGACCGCGCCGCGTGCCGTGAAGCGACGACCGCTTGGCTCTCGAAGGAGCAGTTCGTCGAAGGCATGGCGCGCGCGTGAAGTTCTGCGCGTCCTGTTTCATCCCCGCCGACGGCCGACGCCCCGGCTGCGACGCCTGCAAACACCGCGACCTCTACCAGCGCCGGAAAGAGCAGCGGCCCGCAGAACACGCGGCCTATGTGGCGTTGAAGACCGTCGAGTGTGCACGCCGCCGCGGTGGCTTGTTCACACCGTCGTTCGCGGTCGAGCTGCGGGCGCACCGGACGCTTGCTGTGCTGCAGGAGCGGAGGGCCGCATGATCCGCGTCCAGGTCACTGTTCCGGACGGCACCGAGATCGTCCTCGTCGCCGGTGTCGATGCGCTCTGGCATCTCCCTCGCGAGGGTGAGGAGTCGCTCGACCGTCGGACGCTGTGCGGCCTCAGGGGCCCGGTCTATGTCGCCGGGACGATCACCCGCACCCGTCGTTGCTGCCAGGTGTGTCAGGCCCGGGCGCCGAAGGGACTCCTCAAAAGGCCACGGAAGCCGGGGGCGAAGCGTCGCGGTCTCCCGTGCAAGATCACCGAGCCGCAGTTGCGCGCGCTCCACCATCTGCACTGGGAGCAGCGCGTCCCGATCAACGAGCTTGGCCGTCGCTACTGGCAGCGGTTCGGTTACAAGAGCGCGCAGGCGTGTGGGAACGCGATCTCGCATCACTTCCGCAAGTTCGGCTGGCAGACGCACGACCGGATCGAGATGACCGTCGCCGCGTCGACGAAGAACGGCCTCTCGGCGCGCGACTGGAAGCAGCGGAAGGCCGTCCGTGCCGCCGCCGGGCTGACGCAGAAGGGCAAGGAGCGGCAGCCGCGCTGTGCACGCTGCACGCGTCCGGCGCAGCATGGCGCGGACTTCTGCTTCTCCCACGACCCCGCGCGCGCCGGGCAGCGCGCCGAGATGACCGCCAGGATGCGCGCCCGCTCGCCACTCCATGATCCCGCACGGCTCGAGGCGGCCGCACCGCTCGCGCAGTCGCTCCGCGACTACCACTCCGCAGGCGGCACCTGGCGTGCCCTCGCCGCCAACACAGGTATCCCCGAGCACTGGCTCTCCCACGTCGCGCACGACGATCAGGCGCAGGTCGACCGTGGACGCGCCCAGCGCATCCGTGCCGCACTCGCATCGGAGGCGATCGCCGCGTGATCGACGTGCAGCATGAACGTCTCCTCGTCTGCCGGGTCTGCGACCAAACCGTGATCGTCGGAGCCTATATAGCCGATCTGGATCCTCGTCTCTTCACCTGTCTCGGCTGCCGCCCGCTCGTGCAGAACCCTGCCGAGGCGGGCGAGCTCGCGGACCGGATCACGGTCGCACGGGCCGCGCAGGCCGCCCAGGTCGCCAAACACGACGGGATCCCTTTCTGATGAGCGTCGCCGTCGTCGCCCATCCGCTCGAGGACGTGCTCGAAAAGGACTGGCAGCGCCAGGTCGTGCAGCTCGCAAAGCAACTCGGCTGGACGCATGTTTTCCATACTTTCGACTCGCGCCGCTCCACGCATGGGTTTCCAGACCTCGTCTTGATTCGCGACCGCGTTTTGTATCTCGAGCTGAAGCGCGAGAAGACGAAGCTGACCGACGAGCAGCGCGACTGGTTGCGTGCGCTCCGTGCCGCCGGCGCGCAGGCTTACGTCGCGCGGCCGCGGCACCTGGAGGCGCTCGCCGCCGTGCTCGGCGCCCGCTGGCAGCAGACCGACGAACTCGACGCCGTCACGCGCGCCGAACTGACCTAGCACCGCAACCGGAAGGAGCCACCGATGAGTGTCAGTACGAAGGCTGCGACGAAGTATCTCGGCGTCGAGCACGTCAGTGTTGCCTGCTGCTCGCTTGAGTGCCATGTCTGCCTGACCTGCAACATCACGTTCGGCATCGCACGGACAGTTCTCCTCGCGGCCAGGGAAACCGGGGAGTCCTTCTCCTGCCCGAACGGGCACGCGTTCAGTTGGACACCCGGCGAGTCCAAAGAGTCGAAGCTTCGCCGCCAACTCGACAATGAACGCGCCCGCTCAGGCCGCGTCGTCGCTGAACGCGACCAGCTGCAGTCGAAGCTGCGCACCCAGAAGGGCCTCACGACGCGCGCACGCAACGACAAGGCCCGGCTGATCGCCCGCGTCGCAAACGGAGTCTGCCCCTGCTGTAACCGCACGTTCAAGCAGCTCGCAGCGCACATCTCATCGCAGCACCCGCAGTACCTCGAAACGGCCGACGCGCCCGACGCTTCACCGTCCGCCTAACCGATGGCGCGCTCGCACGGTGTGATCAAAGTCGAGGTGTGGGAGCCGCGCTCCGACTTCCGCCGGCTCGGCATCGACGGCCAGTGGGCGTACACGATGCTGATCTCACAGCCGCAGATCAACAACCTCGGCATCCTCCCCTACGTCCCGGAGAAATGGGCGCGCCTCGCCGAAGACCTCGACCGGGAGCGTCTCGACCAGGCGCTCGCCGCGCTCGAGCACGACCGCTACACGATCACCGACACCGACACGGGCGAGCTCCTCGTGCGGACGTTCATCCGCCACGACGCCGTCTGGAAACAGCCGCGGCTCGTCACGAACGCCCGGCGGCTCTACCGCGAGCTCGAGTCGCAGACGATCGCCGATCACCTCGCCGACCGGCATCCGTGGCTCGTCGAGGACGGCTGGTCGCCCGAGAAGATCGCGAAGCACGAGAACCGCAAACCGCGTCGCGAGACCCCTTCGGAAACCCCTCTCGATACCCCTTCGGAAACCCCTCTCGCAAAACCTGGGGAAAACACGTCTGAGAAACCCCTTTCCGAAGGGGTATCACCCCTGCGCGCGCACGCGCAGGATGGCCTTGGCCTTCCCCTTGGCCTTCCCCACCTAGCTTCAAAGGCAGCAGCAGAGACCAGCGCGCGCGAGACCACGAACGAGCCTGCTGCTGCCCTTGACGAAGACGACTCGATGCCCGACAAGAGCGACCCCGTCGTGCGCCTGCTGCTCGTGCTCGGAAACCGCGACCACGCGACCGAGCGCGTACTCCGGTCGTTCGTCGACAAAGTGCCGGAAGCGGCGTTCGACTACACCCGCGACGAGATCGCCCGCAGCGGCGGCGGCTCCGGCAAGGCGGTGCGGATCCTGCAACGCATCGAGCGGGAAGGCGTGCTCACCTCGCCCAACGACGGAGAGCCCGAGCGCGCCGGCAACGGCGCCGACCCGGCGACCTGGCCGGAGCGCTACATCGCCGCGAGCTACCGGCTCCCCGACGACGAGCTCGAGTTCAACCTCGCCGAGCACGGCGTCACAGCCGAAGAGATCGTCGGGCACATCGCGCACGCCTACGAGCTCCGCACCTCGGGAGCGGCGTGACCGACCGCCACGCCCAGATCGCCCGCCTGATCGACACCCGCCACGACGGGCTGCCCGAAACCATCCGCCGCACCCACACAACCGCCGGCTTCGTCCACCACATCCCCCACCGTGAAGACTGCCCCGACTGCGCCGCCAACGACCGAACCATGTTCGGCTGCGCGAGCTGCGGAGGGCGCGGCTACATCGAAGTTTGGCGCGACCGCGACCCCTACGCCGTCGACAAGGTCCAGCCGTTCGGACTCGACGCCGCCCGCCACGAGCACACCCGTGCGCGCGACGCCCAGATCGCCCGGCTCGCCGACCAGACACGGCCGCCCTGGACAAGCGAAGCCGACGCGATCGCCGACGCCGACAAGCACCCCGAGCAGTGGGAGATCGTCCGCCGCCGCATGTACGCCCAGTACGACTACCAGGCGCTCGACCGGGCGCTCGAGCAGCTCGCCCAAACGCATCCCGGCATCTCCCCGCACACACCGCTCGCGATGATGTTCATCGACGCGAGAATGCCAACCCCGATCAGGGCGCCGGCCGAAGCGAAGCCGGCCCTCAACGGCGCGAAAGGCCGCTGGGTCGACCCGAAAGCAAGGAAAGCCCGCGACACCCAGATCCGCACCTGGGCCCGCGAAGGGAAGCCCTACCAGTGGATCGCCCACGAAGTCGAGCTGTCCGACCGCCAGATCCGGGAGATCATCAACCGCACCTCGAGAGCCGCCGCGTGATGTCCGTCCGAGCGCTTGCTAAACTCACCGCTGTCGTCGGTAAATGTATTTACGGCGACGAGAGCCACCCCTCTTGAACCTGTGCGCTCTGACCCCGTCTAAGGCGGTTCCCATGGCTGATCAGCGCGGCCGCCCGACAGCGGTCCAAGTGCAAGCGCAAGCATCCCGGTTCCTCTGCCTGATCGCCGAAGGACACGACGCGAAAACCGCCGCGAAGACCGCCGGCCTGAACCCCTGGCGTGCCCTCGACATCGTCACCGAATCGTCGTTCACCGACATCGTCCAGGCGATCCGTGAAGGCGTCGCAGCATGAGCGTCGTGATCCGCACGCCGTTTACGTGCGCTTCGTGCGGTGGCCAGTTCTATGACCGCCATTCGTGCCCGTCGATGCCGTGGGGCAACACCGCGCCGGGTCCGATCCTCGTGCCGGCTCAGTCGTGGCCTTCGTGTCCAGTGCAGTGGAGGACACCATGAAACGCATTCCGCTCACCCCGGTCAGACTCACCGAGATCCCACTCAACCAGCGCATGCGCGCCGCACGCATCCTGTGCCGTGAAGCAGCCGACAGCGACGAGCGCATCAGCCTCCTCGCCGCCGCACTCTCACCATCAGACAAGGTCTACTTCGTTCCCGTTGCCGAGCTCGCCGCGTGATGACAACCGACGAAGCCGTGAACGCCGTCCGTCTCGTCGACCGTGCGAAACGCACCGAACGCGTCAACGTGCTGCTCGCAGGCACAACACTCGAACCGCTCGCGCTGCAAGCGAAAGCGTTCCTGATCACAGCGCTGCGCGAGCAAGGCGTCTGGCCGCAAGGATGCACGAGCGCGAAGTGACGCACGACAGGAGAACCCCACAGTGACCCAACTACGCGCCTGCCTCGAATGCGGCCGCCCCACCACCGGCAACCGCTGCAACCGCCACCCCCGCCCCAAGCACTACGCAAGCACACACTGGCAAACCATCCGCACCGCACGACTCGACCACGACGGCAACCGCTGCACCTACCGCTACCCAGGCTGCACCATCGTCGCAACCACCGTCCACCTCGCACCCGAAGCCAATGGCAACCACCTCCTCGCCACCATCGACAACACCCGCAGCGCATGCCGCACATGTCACGGCATCGAAGACGCACCACGCGCAAACGGATACGAAGCGACAAGCACACGCAAGGGGGGGCGGGTTCGGACCGCGGGTTCGGTCGGCGCTGACGCTTACCCCGCTAAGTTTTCGCGGGCGGCTGGCAGTCTCTGATGGCTACTGCGGTTGTGCCCGCGGGCACGTCGCGGGTCTGTCCGTCCTGCGATAAGGAGTTCGTGGATCGGTCGCGGACGTCGCCGCGGACGTATTGCGAGACGTGTTCGCCGTTGAAGGCGAAGCGTGGTTTGGCGGTTGTGTCGGCGTCGCGTTCTCAGGTCGAGGGGGTGCCGTTCACGGTCGAGCACTTTCGGTCGTGGTCTTCGGGGCTGACGCTCGTCAGCGGCGAGTTTTTCGAGCTGGACGAGTTCGAGGTTGCGTTCGTCGCGGATCTTTTCGCGGGGATGGCCGCCGGCTGGTTGAAGGAGGCGTGGCTGATCGTCCCGGAGGGGAACGGGAAGTCGACGCTGGTCGCGGTGCTGATCCTCTACTGCGTCGAGTTCGCGCGGGAGGCGTCGATTCCGGTCGCTGCGTCGTCGCGCGATCAGGCGAACATCATCAACACGCAGGCGACAGGCTTTGTGAGGCGCACGGCCGGGATGGCGGGCCGGTTCGTCTGCAAGCCGGGGTTGCGCGAGATCGTGTTCGACAAGGTGTCACTCGCCAAGATTTTCGCTTCCGATGCCGGGACGGGTGACGGGATCATTCCGTTCCCGCTCGAGGTGATCGACGAGCTCCACCGGCACAAGACGCTCGAGCTGTACCGGACGTGGGCGGGGAAGCTCGACAAGGAGGACGCGACGCTGGTCGTGATCTCGACGGCGGGTGAGCCCGGGTCGGAGTTCGAGGACGTGCGTGAGGATATGCGGACGGGTGCGACCGAGGTTGAGGTGGATGGTTGCTTCGGCCGCTACGTCGGAGCAGCCTCGATCCTGCATGAGTACGCGGTGCCGGCGAAAGGCGATGTGGAGGATCTGGAGTTGGTGAAGGCAGCGAATCCGTCGTCTCGGATCACGGTGGAGACGCTGGCGGCGAAGCGCGCCCGGCCGTCGTGGTCGCTTAGGCATTGGCAGCGGTTGACGTGCAACATGCCGACGAAGACGGCGGCGTCGGCGATCACGGAGCGCGAGTGGTTTGCGGCCCGGACGGATGAGCGGATCCCCGAGGGTGAGCCGATCTGGTTGGGCCTTGACCTTGGGTGGAAGTACGACACGACGGCGATGGTGCCGTTGTGGATCCGTGACCGGGAGTTTCGGCTGTTCGGGCCGGCGACGATTCTTGAGCCGCCGCGGAATGGTGACCAGCTCGACGCGCATCTCGTCGAGGCGGCTCTCCGCGACATCCATCAGCGGACTCCCGTCCACACGGTCGTGATGGACATGACGAACGGCGAGCAGCTGTCCCAGTGGATTCAGGAGGAACTGGGTGCGAAGGTGGTCGATCGGACGCAAGGGAACGCGCTGGCGGCGCTCGACTACGCCCGTTTCATGGAGGCTTTGCGCGAGGGCTGGTTGTGGCATACCGGCGATCCCGGTTTGACTACCCACGCGTTGAACGCGGCGGCACGGCTTCTGCCGCAGGGGGACACGAAGTTCGAGCGGCCAAAGGAGTCCCGGACGGTTCGTGACGAGTTGCAGCGGCGCCGGGTGATTGACGCGTTGATCGCGGCGGCGATGGTGCACACGTCGGCGGCCGCTGATCTCGACGCGGAGGAGTACGAGCCGATCGTGATGTACGCATGAGGTTCGAGGCGTTTCATGCCGGTGTTGTGCTCGCGGATGTTTGCCAGATCGCCGGTGTCGCTCTGGTCGTCCTGGGTGTGGCGGACGTCTACCGTCCTGCCGCGTTCATGGTCGCGGGTGCCTACCTGATCCTGTTCTCGTTCGGCCTCGCGGAACGGAGGAGCACATGATCGCTGACACCCTGATGCGTGCCGTCCGTGGCGGAAGAGAGCTCGAGCAGCGTTCCGATCCGGCCTTGTCGATGGACGGCTACATGCAACTCCTCTCGAGCTTCGGTTTCGCAGGGCACCGCTACACCCTTCCCGGTGAGAAACAGGAGGAGATCGGCGCTGACTTCCAGGGTCTCGTCCGCACCGCCTACAAAAGCAACGGCGTCGTGTTCGCCTGCATGCTGGTTCGGATGCTGCTCTTCAGCGAGGCACGGTTCCAGTTCCGCCAGCGTGTCAAAGGACGGCCGGGCAATCTGTTCGGCAGCCCTGACCTCGCGCTGATCGAGACGCCCTGGCCGGGCGGCACAACCGGTGATCTGCTCTCACGGTCGCTCCAGTACTCAGACATCGCCGGGAACGCGTTCATCGCGCGCCGCCGCGGCGGCGTCACGATGCTCCGCCCTGACTGGGTCGACATCATCATCGGCTCCCCCAGCGACGAAACGGTTGGCGCCTGGGACGTTGACGCAGAGGCGATCGGCTACGTCTACTACCCCGGCGGCCGCCACGCGGGCCGTCCCAAGGAGGTGTTCCTGGCCGGAGAGGTCGCGCATTTCGCGCCGATCCCGGACCCGGAGGCGATGTTCCGCGGCATGTCGTGGGTGACTCCGATCGTGCGTGAGGTGATGGCCGACAAGGCCGCGACCGCACACAAGCTGGAGTTCTTCGAGCACGCCGCCACCCCGAACATGGTCGTGAAGATCGACGTGTCCGACCTGGAGAAGTTCTCCGGCTGGATCGAGAAGTTCAAGGAGCAGCACGAGGGCGCCGACAACGCGTACAAGACGCTGTTCCTCGGCGCCGGCGCGGACGCAACCGTGGTCGGCGCGAACATGCAGCAGCTCGAGTTCAAGGTAACTCAGGGTGCGGGAGAAACACGCATTGCCGCAGCCTCAGGTGTGCCTGCGGTGATCGTCGGTCTGTCGGAGGGGCTGGCGTCGGCGACGTACTCGAACTACGAGCTGGCGATGCGCCGCTTCACGGATCTGACGATGCGGCCGCTGTGGCGGAACATGGCCGGGTCGCTCGCCCAGATCGTCACGGTTCCTTCCGGTGCGGAGCTCTGGTACGACGACCGTGACATTCCTGCGTTGCGGGAGGACATGAAGAAGGCCGGCGAGCGGCAGTTGGCGCAGGCGTCCACGATCCGGCTTCTGATCGACGCCGGTTTCGATGCCGACTCCGTCGTGGACGCTGTGACGTCAGGAGACTTCGACCGTCTCAAGCACACCGGCCTGACGTCGGTGCAGCTTCTGCCGGCCGGGCAATCCGATATTTCAGCGAGCCCGGCGACGAACGGATCGAACTCTCTGCGTGCGGCCGAGTTGCTCGCCGCGCACCTCATCAGCCAGGAGGACTAACCAATGTCAGTCGGCACAGCCAACGCCTCCGGCGAGGTGGGATCAGTCATGCCCAAGGAGAACATCATTCGGGCCTACCGTCCGGGTGTCGGTCTTCGCGCCGCCGACGCTGGCGGGATGCCCACCCTGTTCGGCCACTTCGCGGTCTTCAACCGTTTTACGGAGATCGACTCGTGGTTCGAGGGGCATTTCATGGAGCAGATCGCCAGGGGCGCGTTCAAGAAGACGTTCCGCGAGAAGACGCCGAAGGTGCTGTTCCAGCACGGCCAGGATCCCCAGATCGGCGACAAGCCGCTCGGGACGATGGAGTCGCTCTCGGAGGACGCGACCGGCGCCGCCTACGAGGTTCAACTGCTCGACACCGCCTACGTGCGCGAACTCGTGCCCGGCCTCGAGGCGGGCCTCTACGGGGCGTCGTTTCGGTTCAAGGTGATGCGCGAGGAGATCGTCGAAGAGCCCGGCGTGTCCGAACAGAACCCCAACGGGATCCCGGAGCGCACGATCAAGGAAGCACAGGTGATGGAGTTCGGCCCCGTCACGTTCCCGGCCTACGACGACGCGACCGCCGGCGTACGGTCCCTCACCGACAGGTTCCTCTTCGACGCGCTCGAGCGCGACCCTGAACGCGCACGCGAATTGATGCGTGCCGCAGCGGTCGTGCGGATGGACAGCGAAGACTTGTCGACGCTCGCCCAAATGATCCACATGGGCGCTTGCTACATCGACGAGCAGGACGACCCAGGCGACCAGGTGAACGTCCCGAAGATGGAGGCGATCCTGGCCGGCCTTGCGGCACTCGTGCCGTACGAGGTCGCCGAAGACGAAGGCACGGAGCCCGCCGACGAAGGAATGAACGCGGGCCGCACCACGACCGACGCCGCAACCAGCCGCACCTCAGGTGACGTCCCGGCCCCCCCCCCCGGGAGCCCCTCGGGCGCACCCGAGTCTCTCTACGGAACGAGGAAGGAGCCCCAATCATGGCGGCTGTAAGGACGATCGAGGAGTTCGAGGCGCGGCAGACCGAGATCCGGTCGCGCGTCGCCGAGCTCGACACCGAGTACGCCGGGCAGCCTTTGTCCGGCGATGCCCGCACGGAATGGAACGCCCTCAACGAGGAGCTCGACAGCAACGCCGAGATCATCGACGAGCTGCGCTCCCGCACCGCACGGGTCGCGGCGCTGGCCGGCACCTCCAACGCCGAGCGGGAAGAGGAGCCGGTGAAGCGTGGCCGCAACGGCGGCAGCCGTCTCCCCGACGACATCCACGACATGAGCGGCTACCGGAGCCGGGCAACGAGCCCCGAGGACGAGCGGTCGCTGATGCGGCAGGGAGCACGGGTCCATCTCGAGACGGCGTCGTTCCCGCATGAGCGGGCCAAGCGTGCCGAGCAGCAGGAGCACATCGACAAGCTGCTCGAGGGCGACAGCGGCGAGCTGGCGGAGCGGATCCTCGTGACCGGCAGCGAGACGTACAAGCGGGCGTTCGGGAAGAAGCTGATGGGCCGTCCGCTCACCGGCGAAGAGAACGCGTCGCTCGAGCGTGCCGCGTCGCTGACGACGACGGCGGGCGGCTTCGCTGTCCCGTACACGCTCGACCCGACGGTGATCCTCACCTCGAGCGGGGTCGTGAACCCGTTGCGGGCGATCGCCCGGATCGAGACGATCACCGGCAACGAGTGGAGGGGCGTCTCGTCGACCGGCATCACGGCCGCCTACTCCGACGAGGCGGTCGAGGCGTCCGACAACACGCCGACGCTGGCACAGCCGACCGCGAACGTCGAGAAGGCTCAGGCGTTCGTTCCGTTCTCGATCGAGATCGGAGAGGACTGGGGATCGTTCCAGTCCGAGATGGCACGTCTGTTCCAGGATGCGAAGGACGTCCTCGAGTCCGACAAGTTCCTGACCGGGCTCGGTCACACCTCGCATGTCCCGGAGGGGCTCCTCGTCGGCCGCCACGGCCATCGTGTCGACGGCTGCGACGGCGACGTTCGCAGTCGCGGACGTCTACGCGCTCGAGGAGGCGCTCGGCCCGCGCTGGCAGGCCAGGGCGTCGATCCTGGCGAGCAAGCGGCAGTTCAACAAGGTCCGCCAGTTCGACACCGCAGGCGGCGCGAACCTCTGGGTGCAGCTCGGTGACGGCACCCCGAGCCGGCTCCTCGACTACCCGTCGTACCAGTACAGCAACATGTCGGCGGTCGGAACGTCGGGGGCGTCGATCATGACGATCGGCGACTTCAACGAGTTCCTGATCATCGACCGTGTCGGGATGAGCGTCGAGCTCGTCCCGCACATGTTCGCGACGGGGAACAACTTCCCGAACGGGCAGCGTGGGCTGTACGCCTACTGGCGGAACACGTCGAAGGTGCTGACGCAGTTCGCGTTCAAGACGCTGAAGATCCTGTAAGGGGTCGACGGCGAATAGTCGGGGTGGCCCGCTGCCGGGCGGGCCACCCCGACTCTTCCGGCTCCCGGCAGAGGAGAAACACCTGATGGCGAAGACACCGACAGGCAGGACGATCTATGTGGCGAAGGAGTCGTTCTCGACGGTGCTCGACGGCGACGAGGTCACGGTGCAGAAGGGCCGCACACGGGTTCGTGAGGGGCATCCGCTGCTCGCGGGTCGCGAGCATCTTTTCGAGCCGCAAGCGGTCGACTACGAGGTCGAGCAGGCGACAAGCTCGCCGGGGGAGAAGCGCGGCGCGTGAAGATCCTCTGGCACTCGAACGCGCCGTTCGCCCCGACGGGCTACGGGGCCCAGACGGCGTACTTCGCACCGCGGATCAAAGCGCTCGGCCATGACGTCGCGATCAGCGCGTTCTACGGGTTGGAAGGCGCGACGATCGAATGGAACGGCATGACCGTCTACCCGACCGACCACACCCGGTTCGGTAAGGCGATGCTCCCCTACTACGTCGGCCACCACGCCAACGGTGAGGTTGACCCGCGCGACGTCCTGGTGATCACGCTGATGGACGTGTGGGCGCTGAACGACCATGTCGACAAGCTCGCCCCGTTGCGGATCGCCTCCTGGGTGCCCGTCGACCATGACCCTGTCCCGCCGGCGGTCGCACAGTTCTTCGCGCACACCGGCGCGAAACCGATCGCGATGTCAAGGTTCGGTGAGGCGAAACTCCGCGAGGTCGGCCTCAACCCGCTCTATGTGCCGCACGGCGTCTCGACGGAGATGTTCAAGCCGCAGACCGGCCGTGACGACATCCGGGAAGGGATGGGCATCCCGAAGGATGCGTTCGTGATCGGCATGGTCGCGAACAACCAAGGCAACAGTCCGCCACGGAAGGCGTTCCCGCAGGTCTTCCAGGCGTTCAAGGTTTTCCAGCACGACCACCCGGACGCGTTTCTGTATCTCCACTCCGACGTGCACGGAGTCAACCAGGGATTGAAGCTGAAGCACCTCGCCGACCTGTGCGGAATCCCGCCGTCGGCGTACGGATGCTCCGACCAGCTGCTCCTGCACCTCGGCCTGCCGGCGGAAGCGATGAGCTACGTCTACTCGACGTTCGATGTTCTCGCGTCCCCGTCGTATGGCGAGGGGTTCGGAATCCCGATCATCGAGGCACAGGCGTGCGGCGTCCCGGTCGTGGTGACGAACTGGACGGCGATGCCGGAGCTCTGCGGTGCCGGCTGGCTCGTCGAGGGAGATCCGTGGTTCGATCCGCATCACGGCTCGTTCTTCATGTGCCCGGCTGTGAGCGAGATCGTCGAGGCGTTCGAGAAGGCGTACCTGGCACGGGACGATCAGGAGTTGCGGGTCCGCGCCCGGGAGTTCGCGTTGGCCTACGACGTCGACCGCGTGATGTCCGACTACTGGGTTCCTGCGTTGGAGGAGCTGGAGCGGCCGCGCGAGGTGGGCCCACTGGTTTCCGCGAATGGCAATCGGGCGCAGCGGCGCGCGAAGGCGAAAGTATCGGCATGAGCAGACCGAGGGAGACGACATGACTGTCGGCCTAGCAAGCGGGATCGCCAACTCGATCCTGAACGCGCTGTGCCGGAATGCGGCGTGGACGATCCCGGTGGCGTTCTATGTGAAGCTCCACACCGCCGACCCCGGAGCTTCGGGGGCGACGGCGGCGGCTGCGAACACGACCCGGAAGCTCTGCACGTTCGGCGCCGCGTCCGCAGGGTCGCTTACCACGTCCGCGGATTGCGTGTGGACGAACGTGCCAAACGCGGAGACGTATTCGCATGTGTCGTTCTGGGATGCCGTGGCGGCCGGTAACTTCCTCGGCTCCGACGACCTCGCGGTGCCGCAGCCGGTCATCATCGGCAACAACTTCACCATCCTCGCCGGGCAGATCACGGTCGCACTGGCGCCGGTCGCGGCCTGATGGCTGTCTACGCACTCGCGCCAGCGCACATCGAACGTCACGTCCGCCGCTGCCGCCTGGG